GAACTACGGAAAGAAATACTTATGAAGAAGAAGTTTAGAGGTTACTCTCAAACTGGTTACGGAAAAAAGTCCGTCCAGGAGCGGTTTAAAGTTAAAGATGTAAATGAAGAGGGCGGAAACGATTACATTGCTGCGTGGGTAAATAGCAATTTAAACAAGACACAGATGTCTAATGCTGAAGGAATTAAAGATTTAATGCAAGGGCCAAAGTTAGGTTACAACGTGAAGAAGCGCAAAACATCTGAGCCAAGGGAAGATGAAGAGTGATAGAAAACAGACCGTGGGGCACTTACGAAGTGCTATCAGATACTGCTACACACAAAGTTAAACGCATTGTTGTAAAGCCAGGACAACGCTTGTCATACCAAGTGCACGATAAGCGAAGTGAGTATTGGGTTATTGTTGATGGAATGGGAACAGTTACTTTAGATGGTCAAGAGGCAATGTGTTTAGGTGGTGACGCATTTGTTATTGCGACAGGTGTAGCGCACCGAATTAAAAACACAGGTGAAGAAGATTTAGTATTTATTGAGACACAACTTGGATTGTATTTTGGAGAAGATGACATAACTCGTTTAGAGGATGATTACAACCGTGCCTAATTTATCTCCTAAACAATTTCACACTCTCTATCGTGGGTTAAGTTCTACTACCGATGTAAAAAAACCCCTCGGCATGCATTGGACAGAGGATCCAGAGAGAGCAGTAGGTTTTGCAAGAAGATTAGGTCATTTATCTGGTGTTGTAATTGAAGGACAAGTATCTAAGAAGAGTCGTGAAACTCGCCCTGACGTTTTAAAGAAAAATCAAGTCTTTGATGAGTATTGGGAGAATGAGATTCCTGTTAAGAAGGGCAGCACCGTGCACGTAACTGCTGTCACTAAGTTAAGTGATAAGAGAGATCGCACACGCACATACACTCCACCAAGGAAGTGGAAAGCATAATGTTAAATCAAAAACAATTTAATGTTCCTGTTCCTGAGAATGTTCAGATAAGAAAAGCAGGTGGTAAAGGTCATCTTGAAGGAGATAAGAGTGAGAGTGCTACTGGCATGGTTAGAACTGAGCGCCTAATTCCTTTGATGGAACATAGACGTCTAGGTGTTGATGCACAGCCTTCTAGTGCTAAGACCGTTGCTGGAATTAGAGGAGATATTAAAAGCGGCAAAGGTATTACTAATCCAATTATGGTTGCATATGATCACGCTAATAAATGGGGCGTTGTTGGTGAGGGTCATCATAGATTAGAAGCAGCAATGGCTGAGGGCGTTTCCCATGTGCCAGTAACAGTTTATCGTCAGCCAGGATTAGGTGAGCGAAAAGAGAACTTTAAAGGTGGTCATCTAGCCATGACAACTAACTTTACTGATAAAGGAAGTCATGACGAACGTATGGGCAAAGAGTACGTGCCTACTAATATTCATCCTGGACACTTCAAACAATTTATGTGATAGGTTGGGGTAATGATTGTTACCCTATCTAAAGAAGAGGTCCGTGCCTGCGCTGATATTGCGTTAAATCGCTGGATGATTAAGTGGGGCTCTGTTGATCGTCCTAACTATGCTGGAGATAATAAGAGATTCTTAGAACCAGAGGTTGCTGCCAATGTTCGTACTATTGTGGCGGAGTATGCTGTGGCCAAGTTGTATAAGCAGCCTTTTGTATTTCCTTTCTATACCAATGAAGAGCATTCCTTCCGAAAAGATTTTCCAGATGTAATGCCAGTATATGAAGTAAAGTCTGTAAGGACTAAAGATGAGATCCCAGTATTTCCCAAGGACATCAGACCAGGGGTGGTTCTTGTAGGAGCAAGAGTATTAGACCGTGATTATTACTCAGAGGTTGAAGTTTATGGATGGCTTCCCGTTGAGGAATGCACAAAGGATGAGTATCATTACCCTCCAGAGAATTCTTGGCGGATTCCCTTAGATAAATTTAATGACACAATTCCAGAGTAAGGATTAGACATGGCAGAAAAAGGAACAGCAGCAGCAATTATTGAGGTTGCAGAAAAAGAAGTTGGTACTATTGAGGGTCCAAAAGATAACCAGACTAAGTACGGCAAATTTACTAAGGCTGATTTCTTGCCTTGGTGTGGATCTTTTGTTATGTGGTGTGCTAATCAAGCAGGTGTAAAGGTTCCTAACACTGTTTCAACTGTGGCTGGTGCAACTGCGTTTAGAAAGATGGGCACCTGGGTAGATGCAAAAGATGCCTCTCCAAAGCCAGGAGACATAGCCTATTTTGATTTTCCAGGAGATGGTGTAGATAGAATTTCCCACGTAGGTATTGTTGTGTCGAATAATGGAGATGGAACAGTCACCTGCATTGAGGGCAATACTGCAGGAACTGCAAAAGGTGATCAACGTAATGGTGGCGAAGTTTGCAAGAAGGTTCGTGGTTACATACCTAATAAGAAGAAGGTCATGGTATCTATTGTTGGATTTGGTCGCCCCAACTATGTTGGTAATGAAGTTGAAGCAAGCGTCCCTGTTTCGGATACACCAACCTTCCCAGGAACTATCAAACCTGGAAGTAAAGGAAATAACGTAAAGGTTGTTCAACGTGCACTTGGGCTAATGGCTGATGGAGACTACGGACCAGCCACAAAGAAGGCTGTAATTGCATTCCAAGACAATCACGACATTTTGGACTCTAACGGAATTGTTGGCCCCAAGACCTGGGCAGAACTGGTCAAACTCCTATAAACTGGACATTTTACCCCCATAGCCCTCTAAGAACCTTCTGGTATTCTTAGGGGGCTTTCTACTGAAGGGGTGTCATGACAACAATCATTGGAGTTCAATACGAAGATCGTTGTGTTTTACTTGCAGATAATCAAGTAACAGATGATGGTGGTCGTATCTATAGACATCCACAAATGGCAAAAATTACTGAACGTGGTGATTTTATAATTGCTGGTTCTGGAGAAGTGTCTCCTTGCGATATTGCTCAACATATTTGGAATCCACCAAAGTTAACTGCTAAAGATTCTAAAGATGTCTACCATTTTATGATTGCAAAGGCTATGCCTTCCCTTAGAAAATGTTTAACTGAAAATGGATATGACTTTAATGAGGACCACGATAAATCTAAAGAAGGATTACGATTCCAATTCTTGATGGCTGTTGGTGGTGAACTGTTTGATGTCGATCAGGATCTGGCTGTAATGAGGAGTATGGATGGAGCCTATGCGGTTGGTTCTGGGGCTAGTTATGCGTTAGGTGCTCTACACGCTGGAGCCAAGCCAATGAAGGCTATGGAGATTGCCGCAAAACTTACAGCCTTTACTTCAGGTCCATACATAGAAAAAGAACAATATAAGTAACTTTTGTGATGTAAACCACATGTCAAGTAAGTTACTCTACAGTAACAACTTAATATGAGCCTCCTGAGTATGAGGACGCAAAAACTGCTCTTCTAAAATTATGGTAGGATTTAGGAATGTCTAAAACTCAAGATAAGAAAAAACAGAGAAAGATTGAGCATGCTGAGTTTCTTTGGAATCAGGCTCAATTACGATCAGCCCTAATTAAAAATCAATTAGACCTTGCCGTTGAAACCTTTAAAGAACTAAGTGGAGAAATGACTGAAGAACAGATAAAAGCAACTGAAGAACAGACCCAAATTCAATATAAACGTATTGAAGAGTATCTAATGAGCGAAAAAGAGATGTATTTAGAAAGACTAGGTATCCAACAGGACTGATAATTGGTCTATGTTAAAAAAAGTATTCTTTACGATGATTCTGGCCGCCCTTCTTTCAAGTTGTGGTTATGATGGGCACTTCAGGTATCCTTGTCAAGATCCTGCAAATTGGGAAAATGCAGAGTGCAAGCCACCAATCTGTACAGCCAACGGGGCATGTCCAGAAGATCTAGTTGGTCGAGAAGAAACAGAAGGAACACAAAATGGCTAAAGAACGACTATCACCGCAAGATTTAGATGCAAGATTAAAGTTTATATTAGGAATTACATTAGGTTCAATTCTATTTATAACCGCTGTTGGAATTATGTATGCCCTCATATTTGTTACACAACCAATTAATGGACAATCTGAAAACGATAAAATGTTCTTTAACGTATTAGGTAGCGTAGCAACTTTTATTACAGGAACACTTGCTGGTCTTCTTATTGGTAGCAGTGGTTCTAATGCAGCGGCTACTTCTGTAACCGATACTGTTACTGAAATTACTCCTAGTGTTGCTGAAGTTAAAACAGTTGCAGAAGAAATTCCTGCAGCAAAGTTGGATGACCCTAACTACAACTAACGATTATCTGTCTTGTAAAAACCGCCGCCTTTAAAGACGGTTGTAACAGGGGAGTACACTCTAATTAGAGCGTAGCCACATACTTCACAGAAATATTTTGTTTCTGGGTCATTGATGCTACGCTCTCTCTCATAGTCAAGATCACAACTTACACAGGCGTACTGGTATACTGGCATTATTGCTCCTTCTGGTATGAGCATACAGTAATCGATAAAGGGGGCAAAATTAACCTATGTCAATCGCTATAGATACTCAAAGACCTATTGCAGTTACAGAGCGCTGTGACAAATGTGGCGCCCAAGCAATGGTTAGAGCAACACTAGCAAATGGCGAGTTATACTTTTGTGGACACCATGCACGAAAGACAGGTAACAAATTAGTTTTAAATTCACTTCAAGTATTTGATCCTAATGGAGTGTTTAACTATGGCAGGCAGTGATTACTACCGTACTGGCAAAGGAATATTTGGCGGACCAGGTGGTACATATGGAAGATATGGAGTAAGTCAAATGGCAGGTAATTTATCTTCTCAATTTGATAAAGCAGAAAATGCAGAAGAAAGACAACGGCGTAGATTTGGACGTAAACGTGAATCAGGATATTCGGGTGCAGGCTTTTGGTTTGGTAGTTATCCATACAT